CCCCACCTTGAACGCTGGAACGCCCTCGGCATCCCCCAGGGCTACAACGCCTTCTTCACCCGTGGCGTGAGCGGCTGGCAGCCCACCCTCGACCGCCACCTGGAGATGGCCCGCCGCATCAGCGAGTGCGACCACCCGAACCTCGTGGTCTATGGCGGCGGCAACGACATCGCCGACTGGTGCATGGCGAAGCAGGTGGTGCATATCGGGGAGTATATCAATAGAGGACGCTCCGACGGTAAACCCCATGGCAATAAATAGCCGCATTGTAGAATGTTTAATCAATTAAAAGTATATAGATATGGGAGGTAGAGCAGGAGGCTCCGGCACTGGATTCGGCCGCGGAGCGCGTGGCAGTTCTTTTGAAGCCAATGTCATGGTGCAGAACGCTAACGGCGAGACGCATCAGCTGACTAAATCGTTCCAGAATCTCACTCAGGCACAAGACTGGGTAGATAAGGTAGGACAGAAGTTTGGAGCAACAAATAAGACAGGCTTCGCCACTTACGGTAGCGTTGACAAGGTGTCGAAATCGGGCGCAACGGAATATGACGTAGTGGCACCTATTGATTTCGCCACCAACGTAGCCAATGCCGACGCAAAGGCTTTCAAGGCCGGATATAAATAATCCAACCACACACGTCAAACCCACCTCATTCGGTGGGTTTTAAAATATAAGGAACTATGGACTTAAAGGACACCATCATCAAACAACTCTCTGCCCCCGTGAAGCGCAAGGGCACCCAGGAGTACATGACCGACGAAGACGGCAACATCGTCACATCCGAAGCCGCCATCGGCATGACCATCGTTCAAAAGGCGTTAAGCGGCGATCTGCAAGCCGTCGCCTTCGTGCTCAACCTCCAGATGCAGCAGCAGCGCGACCCCAAGACCGAGGCCGAGCAGGCCGACCGCCGCCGCCAGCAGACCGAGCAGAACCGCGACGAGATACGCCGCACCCTCCAGGCCGACAACCTCTGGACCGACTCCCTCGCCCTCGACCTCGACGAACTCGCCCAGCAGAAGACCTTCATCACCCGCCTGACCGAACAGATGAACCAGCCCGGCTATCAGGACACCTTCACCATCCCCCGCAAGGACGGCACCATGATGCCCACCCTCAACCCCCTGCATGAATACCGCGACAAGGCCGTGGCGAAGTTCCAGCAGGGCATGGAACGCCTCCGTGCCGAAGCCATCAAGCGCAAGCTGCAAGCAAGGCAGTTTAAGTAAAATATGAACACGAATTAAACGAATAACAAGAATTATGGCAAACAACAGAATGTACCTACGCTGCCGAGGTTGCGGCAAAGAAATAATGCTGGGCAAATGCCTTGCTTCAGGGTGGTATTTCTCCATTCCTGAGCAACAGAAAGGCGAGCAACTGCAAGAATTTCTCGAAAAGCACAGTCATTGCTGTGAAGAATTGGAAGAGGACACCTGCGGAGGTGTCAGCCCCTTCGACTCTTTCCACTTCGAGCCGTTTGAGCTAACCTACGAGAGCCGCGACGACTGGCAGCAAAAGCCGTCGCTCCAAGACATCGACAAACAACAGCACCCAGAGAAATATCGGGCGGAGTAACCCCCGCCACTAACCACACCGATTAGAGAGACCGCAACGCAGCGGCCTCTCTAATTATTTTTATCGAACTATGAACTTAAACCGAAGATTATGAAACGAACCATTTACGACTGCTGGAACTGCAGCCATCGCAACAGCGACAACCCTTACGGCATCGACTATTGCGAGGCACACGACACGCGATGCTCGTTTGCCCATGACGATTGTGATGACTTTGAACCGAACGACGGAGGCAACGACCGCCACCCACAGCCCCCGTGCCGGCTGACTCTGATAGGGTGGTACCTGCTGGGCATCATCATTGCACTCCTGCTGTGCCTACTGCTGACGGGCTGCACCACCACGAAGTATGTGCCCGTGGTAGAACACAGGACGGACACGTTGATGCGCTACAGCAACACACGGGACAGCATCTACGTGCATGACAGCATCGTGACGACGCACTGGGGTGACACGGTGACCGTCGAGCGGTGGCACACCCGCTGGCGCGACCGATGGCGGACGGACACGCTCTATGTATCGAAGACCGACAGCGTGCCGGTGCCTTATCCAGTGGGGGTGACGAAAGAGGTACCGGCACAGCTGACGTGGTGGCAGCAGACGCGGATGCACGTGGGCGGCATCGTGATTTTCCTGCTAATTATTTTTGCTGTTTGGAAAATTTATATAACTTTGCACCCACGAATATAACGAACCTAAAAAACATCAAGAACTATGAAGAGAACATTAACAATGATCGCGCTTTTACTTGTGATGATAGTCGCAAGTGCGCAAACAGAGAATGACACCACAAAGAAAAGCAAAAATCCTGTTGTGGAAAAGATTATGTTGGATAGAACATTCAACATCAGTGACAATGCTTTCCTATTCACCAAAGCCGCCAAGGTAGATAAGGGAAGTTTTGGATTATATGAATGGAACTTAAAAAATGACCGCATAGGAGAGTCCAACATTATTGTTTTTGACATAAAAAACAAGAAGACAGGACACAATGCAGCTCACCAGTCATGGAGTGAAGACACTCATGTCCGCATGGAGATATATGCCAACGGAGAAAAGGCATATTACGTGGAATACGATATGTTCATACACCTTATGATAATACCAGTACAAGGAACATACAGCATCATAATGAACTCCATGTTAAAAAAGAAATAATAAAGCAAGTTTTAACCATGTTGAGCCCGATAGGTAGAAATACTTATCGGGACCTTTTTTGTCAGTTGGCGTATTGTTCCAACGACAATTCCCCCAAAGAAAAAAGTAAACCCGCAACCGCACTTCGCACGTATGGTAAATAAACATAAATAATTATGTGCAACATTAAAAGTGCTAACGAGACCGAGAAGAAATGCTGCTTCTGCCGCATAGTGACGGGCGTGTGCTTCCTAATTTCGGTCATTCTGCTGATAGCAGGGTTTTTACTGCCGCCGATGGGCGTGATAGACGGGAGCGTGCTCACGGCGGTTGGAGAGTTACTTCTGTTCCCCGTCATCATCTACGGTTTCCGGGCTATCGAGCTGGGATTGGAGGTGAAGATTCAGAAGGGCGATACAAGTGTTGAAATCCATAAAGACGACGGAGATGGCAATCAGGATTAGCAAGAACTTCACCCTCGAAGAGTTGACGGCCAGTGCGACAGCCAAGCGGCTCGGCATCATCAATGCCGTGGGACGGGAAGAGGTGGTCAGCCTTTGCGCACTGGTACATTATGTTTTGCAGCCCCTGCGCGATGCGATGGGCGAACCCATCAAGATAGGCTCCGGCTATCGCTGTCCGTCGCTGAACTGTGCCGTGGGTGGAGTCAGTAACTCGCAGCACATCAAGGGCCAGGCGGCAGACCTCTGCATCGACGGTGACCTGAAGAAGGGCAAGCGGTGGTTCGAGTGGATCAAGAGCCATTGCGAGTTCGACCAGCTCATCTGGGAGCATAACACGAAGGGCAGCTACTGGGTGCATGTCAGCTATCGCTCGGATGGAAAGAACAGAAGACAGATTGTAAGCGATTTGTTAAAAAGGTAGATAGATTGTTAATTGTTTTAGTTAGTAGTTTAGTTAGTATTGGTATAACAATGTGTGTTTTTTATTGTTTTGTAACAGCCAGTCGTGATGATTCGCGGTTATATCATAGCAGTTCGTCGTGAGGACGCACAGTTATAGTTTCCATTTATACTTTAAGTTTTTTAAGGATTAATTATTTTTAGTTTTTACTCGGGAGGCAGCGGCCTCCTTTTTTTTATCCCACGAAAAACACATCATCCATCATACTTTAGCCTTCAGACTTACTGAAGGCGGTAAACCCCAGACCATATTTCTGCCAAAAAGAAAAGAGCAGAAATATGAGCAATTTTTCAAGATTCAATAGTTTTCAGCGCGAGGCTGCTGTGAGCGGTATGCCTGCCGTGATGATGCGTGAGGTGAGTGCCAACGGCACTCCTGGCACCATCACCACTACCGACCCGAAGGCTCCGGAGAATCAGGGGACGGCTACGGGCTCGTTCGCTGACCGCATCATCAGTGTGCGGTCGCCACAGGCGGCTCTCACCATCTCGGCGGTGTATCGTGCCGTGGGGCTGATAGCGCGGACTGAGGGGCAGTTCCAAGTGCAGTACCAGAGACTGAACAGCGATGGCGGCAACTATGTCCCCGTGCTGGGCAACCCCAAAAGCAAGTATGCCAACAACGGCCAGCGGCTCAACTATCTGTTGCAGGTAAGGCCGAATCCCCTGATGACCGCTTCGGCCTTCATGCAGGGGCTGGTCATCAGCAAACTCCAGAACGGCAACGGCATCGCCTACATCGAGCGCGGCGACGACGGCGAGCCGAGGGCATTGTGGCTATGCACGGGAGCGCAGTACAACGAACTGACGGGCCACTACCTGTTGCAATACTACACCCGAAAGGGCATCGTGCAGAAAAGCGACGTTCCAGCCGAAGACGTGATCCACATCCCGAACACCTACAAGTACGACAACGGCTGGGGCATACCCACCATCCGCTTTGCCATCGACACGCTTTCTCTCATAAAGACCGAGACGAACCAGGCAATGGAGACCGCTGCGAAAGGTGGCCGCGTGAAACTCATCATCGGCGAGGAGAAGCCGTCGCAGGGTGCCGGTACACTGGCTTTCGGACTGCTGAACAAGGAACAGATAGACTCCTACGCCAAGGAACTGAACACGAAGATGTACCAGCAGGACGTGGTGGGCATCCGTGGGCTGTCGGCTCTCCACAACATCAGCATGTCGGCACAAGACCAGCAGATGATTGAGGTGCTGGGCATGGGCATCAATGACGTGTGCCGCTTCTACGGCTGCCAACGTCCGCTCTTGATGGAGGACACCAACTCGCACTACACCACCTACCAGAACGCCCGGATGGAGTTCCTTCAGTGGACTGTGCAGCCCGACATCACCGAGATTGAGCAGGAGTTCAACTCGAAGTTGCTGACGGAATACGACTTCGGACAACGCCGCTACCACCTCTGCGAGCAGCCCATCATGCGACTCGACAAGGAGGCACAGGCAAAGGTTGACGAGATTATGCTCCGGACGGGTGCGTCCACGGTCAACGAGGTGCGCCAGCAGTACGACCGTCCGGCAGTGGAGAACGGCGACGAACCGATGGCCAGTGCTAACCTGATGACACTGAAGGCTCTCATTGCCAAGAGCGAGGGGGCAACGGAACTAAAGCCGGGTAACTACACCGTGCAGGAACCGCCAAAGGAGGGCGAGGAAAGTTGATAGTTATTCTCTGACAAGAACATAGTTATTCTCCGACAAGAATATAGTTATTCTTTGCCGAGAAGATAGACCAAGTTCATGCAGTAAACCCCAGGTACTAATTCAACCGAATAGCGTATGGCATATTCATCAGGATTCAGAAACAAACTCGTGACCATCCTGAACCGCAAGGAGCAGACGGTCGGCAAGTATGGCATCGACTCCGCAGGCGTGGAGTGGGAGCCGGTCGGCACGGTGTGGGTCAACGTCTCGTGGGCGAAGGGCAACCGTGCCATGAACAACGGTTCGCTCGATGTCTATGGCGTGGAGAACGTGCGAATGCTGTGGAACGATAAAGTCACCATGCGCTCCCGCATCCAGTACGGCGGCAAGACCTACCAGATACTGCCCGAGACGTTCCACGACGACTATCAGAAGAACGAAATCGAGTTCAAGATGCAGATTATCATCAACGACAAATAAAGACTATGGACAAGCAACAGATGGAACAGCAATTTCTCGCCCGCTACGACAGCATCATCCAGAGCGGCGACACCCGCCAGATGGAGCGTCTGGGCGCAATGGTGAAGCGCGTGATGGGGTGGATGTTCAAGTTTGAGCCGCAAGTGGCAGCACAGGCACTCGCCTTGCTCGACGACAACACCGCCACCGACTACGCCAACCGGCTGACCGAACAGGAAGCCAAGGACATCGTAGATCAGATGAAGCCACAACCCACATGGACGATGCAGGGGCTGACAGCCTCGCTCCAGTCGATGGGACTGCCCGCCGATGTGCCGCCACACTTCAACCACTACGCCCTGCTTACGACGATGCTGATGATACAGAGCGACGAGGGCGAATCTCTCAAAGAGGCCATCCACGCCAACGACCGCGACGAGCGGCTGCTCAGGCTGGTGTATAAACTGGCCGTGAACCGACTGGAAGACGAAGACGGCAAGTTTCGCATCCGCCGCTATTTCGGTCTTGAACGATAACGACATAATGATTACAAAGATGAAGAGAAAACAGACTATCGCCATCGTGCATTACAACACGCCCGAACTCACTGAGGCGTGCATCATGAGCATCCGAAAGACCGGGTGTCAGTGGCCCGTCGTGGTGTTCGACAACAGCGACGAACTGCCTTTCAAGAAGCGCATGGCGGGCGTGAAGCGAATCGACAACACCAAAGGACAGCTCATCGACTTCGACAAACTGCTTGCCTCGCACCCCGCAAAGTGCTGGGACATAGCCAAGCTGAGCAACTACGGCTCGTTGAAGCACATCGCCAGCGTGCAGAAGTTGTGGGAGTTGCTGCCAGACGGCTTCATCCTCATGGAAAGCGACATCCTGCTCCGACAAGACCCAAGCCCACTGTGGCAAGAGGAATATGCCAGCGTGGGCCGCATACAGTGGCACCAGAAGGGAAACCAGTTCGACATCCCCCGTATGCTACCGTTCCTGTGCTACATCAACGTGCCGCTGCTGACGGCCAACGGAGCGTGCTATTACGACCCGAAGCGGTGCTGGGCAGTTGCAGGCGCAACCCGGAACGTGCGCGGTAACTGGTATGACACCGGCGCGGCCATGCTTGAGGACATCATGCGGACAAAGCCCCAGCTTGTCGCCCGAAACGTCATCCGCCTTGATGACTACTATGTTCACTACAAGGGTGGCTCGTGGCGAAAGAACGACATGAAGAGTCAGGCCGAGTGGCTGAAGCAGAACGAAGAATTGTGGAGTAAACAATAAAAAAAAAGACGCATTATGACACAGAACCCGACCAAGGAAGAAATCGACGCCCTGGAGCGTGAGATCGAGAAGAACCGCAGCCGACGCAACGTGCGACGCGCAGTAAACCCCGCACACGAATATGACCGATAAGTAACGAATAATTTCAGTTGATATGAGCAAACAAGTAAGATTTATCCCCATTGAGGCTTGCGACTTACGAGTACGTGAGCAGCAGGATGGCGAACAGCAAAGCCGCGAGATTGTGGGTATGCCCATTGTTTACGGTGTCCGTTCGGTCAACCTCACCCCGTGGTCGGAAGAGCGAGAGGTGTATGAGATTCTGGAACCGGGGTTCATCAGCCGCGAGCTGCTTCAGCGCAGTGACGTGATTCTGAATCTGAACCACTCCAACCTTGTGCCCGACGTACTGGGTCGCTACCGTAACAACCCCGACCGTGACACACTGTCACTCGACCTATTGCAACAGGGCATGGCTTGCCGTTGCAGCCTTCCGCACACCAGCAACGCCAACGACACGCTGGAACTGATGCGTCGTGGTGACATTGACGGTATGTCTTTCGCCTTCAGCGACGACTCCCATGACCGCGAGAGTGTCAGCTATGAGCGAACCGAGGAATTGCACGACGGAAAGGAAGTGTGGATTCGCCGCGTGAAGCGTGCCACCGGCTTCTTCGACGTGTCTATTGTCACCCATCCTGCCTATGGACAGACCTCAGTTGCTACCCGTGAGTTTGGCGAGGAAATCCTGCGCCAAATTGATGAGCAGATAGAGGCTCACAAGCGCGAGCAGGAAGCCACCGACAACGATGCCAAGGCAGCCGAGGAGGAAGCCAAGCGCAAGGAGCAGGAGGCAAAGGAAGCACAAGAACAGGAAGAACGCGAGCAGCAGGAGCGTGAGGCCGTCGCCGTCATGCGTATGCGTCGCAACCGCCTCTCGCTGATAAACAGAGAAATCGAAGACATTATTTATTAACCCCTTAAACGTTTAAGCAATGAACAAAAAGGAAATCATGAAGCTGATGTCTCGCAACCGCGAGATTCAGGACAGCTTTGCCGCTATGTACGACAAGGCCGAGAAGGAAAAGCGTGAACTGACCGCCGAGGAGAAAGTCCAGGAGGAGCAGCTGAAGCGCGAGTTTGAAACCAACCAGCGCAGCATCAAGATGTATGCCGACGAAGCAACAGTGGCTGGCATCCGCGAAAGCGAGAACAAGAACCAGCGTCTGCGTGAGTACCTGAAGGACGTGCAGCAGAAGCGTGCCAACGCTACCACCGTACTGCTGAACCCCGTCACCACGGGTGGCGACCAGAACTCCACCGCCAACATCGTCAGCAGCGGTGCCATCCCCATCACCATCCACGACGTGATGGACACGAAGGTTGAGGGCACCACGCTCCCCGCCGGTGTGAACATCCTGACGGGTGTGGTTGGCGACAACCTCTGGCCTATCAGTGCCGACGACGTGGTGGCCAGCGTTGCAAACGAGGTCGCCCAGATTGAAGAGCAGGCTCTGAAATTCACCAACATCAAGGCCGTCTCGGAGCGCGTCGCCCTGGCTGTTGCCGTCTCGAACAAGGCCATCGACAACGCTGCCTTCGACCTCTTCACCTTCGTCACCATGAAGATTCGTAAGGCCCTGAACATCCTGCTCGCCAAGCGCATCTACTCGCACGCCGCATGGACCGATGCCTTCAAGGGTCCGTTCTCACTCGTCACCGCTGGCACCATCACCAAGGGCGAAGGCTTTGCCAAGGCTCTGGCCGCTGCCGTCGCTGGCGTTGCAGACCAAGGCTTCGAGGGTGAGCCGACCATCATCATCGACAAGGTGACTGAGGCCGAGCTGAAGTACACCCCCGCCAACGACTTCAAGGGCAACACCGACGCTGTGATCAAGGACGGCAAGCTGGCTGGTTACAACTACATCACCAGCGGCCACATCAACGGCGAGCTGGACGGACAGAACAAGTACGTGAAGGCTTCCGACCGCTACATCGGTATCGGCTTCTTCGAGTACCTGGCAGTGCAGCAGCATGGCGAGGTGCGCTTCTCGGTTGACTCGACAAGTGCCGCCGTGGCTGGTCGCAACAGCACCGTCTTCACGCTCAACACCGACTTCTCGGCCACCGAGCTCAGCCACAAGATTAACGGTGGAGCTGACAACAGCGCACCGAAGGCATTTAAGCTGCTGAAGATTGTGGAGGAGCAGGAGACTGCGTAATCAGCACATCAAGTTCATAGTTCTTGATAATCGGCCCCACGGTGAGGATGCGGAGGTCACAGCCCGCACACCGTGGGGCTTCTTTGTGCCCGTCGGTAAACCCCCGGCACGGAATCGGGGGATAAATAAAAGACAGACAATATGAAATACTTGACGCTGGAATACATCAAAGACCACTCGCGCATCTGCCACGATGCAGAAGACCGCTATCTGGAGCGTATCGGTGCCGCGGCAGAAAATGCCGTGCTCAACCTGTGCTGGCGCACGATTGAAGACATCTACGAGGAATACGGCGAAGTGCCGGAAGACTTCAAGCAAGCCACGCTCATGGTTGTTGAGCACCTTTACACACATCGCGGACCGACGGAAAATGCGTCGCTGAGCGTCGTGCCATACAGTATTGATTTCTTTGTCAAGCCTTACATGCGACTCATATAGCCACGGTGTCCTCCGGTTCTCCGGCGTGAATCCCGCAAGTAAACCCCTGCTTGCAAAGCAGGGGATTTTTGTAGACATATAAACCCTGCCTGCCACAAGTGATATGGAGACAAAGAAGATATTCTATCAGACAGACTTCCGGCTCGTGGAACAGAGCGATGCCGGATTTGGCGTGCCGTTCAAGTTCACCTACTACACTGCCAATCCGAAGCAGTGCTGGGTAGCGACGTTCGACGGCAGCGAGTATAAGAACTGTGAACTGGACGGCGACGGCAACCTGTGCGTAGCCTTCGACGACCACAAGTTGGGCGTGGGCACGCTCATGGTGGAGCGTCGCTACTACCTCACCGACCTGCACTACCAGACCGATGTTTGCGACGAGGTGATAGAGCCAACGCCAGTCATCATCAAAGAGACTATCGACGGCACGGAGGTTGAAATGAATGTGGTGTTAGGCTTCGACGGCTGCACCGCTCCCACCGTGACGGGAGAGATACCTCCGTACTGGACGCAAGGGCCGCAGGGACCAGAGGGACCCCAAGGCCCGCAGGGCGAACAGGGGCCACAAGGAGAGCAAGGTCCAGAAGGGACACAGGGCCCGCAGGGAGAGCAGGGGCCACAGGGTGAGCAAGGCCCCGAAGGCCCAAGTGGTGGCATGCTGTTCCCTACGATGTCGTTCAATCCGGAGACGGGCATCCTGACCGTGCGCGGACTCCAGCAAGAGGTGCAGCGCATCAGTTATGACGAAGAAACGGCAGAACTGATCATCAGACTTTAATGTAATAACGACATAACATAATAAAAGATAAAGATATGGCAAACGAAATTCAAGAATTGAAATTCCAAGTGGGCGAGGCATGGAAGGGTGTCTATTCCTCCAGCACCGCCTACGGACTGGCCAACGTGGTGCAAGACCCCACCGGCCTGAGTATCTATCGCTCGCTGAAGAGCGGAAACGTAGGTCATCCGCTCAGCAACGCATCGTGGTGGTTCCGCATCATCGACCTGAGCAGCATCAAGGCCGAGAGCGACCGTATTGCAGCCCTCAATCAGTCTATCGCACAGGATGAAGCCTTGCGCGTGGCAGCAGAGGAACTGCGCCAACAGCACGAGGCGGAACGTGTAGCCGCTGAGACCCAGCGCGACGAAGCAGAGCAGGCACGCATCAGTGCCGAGCAGCAGCGCGTAAACAAGGAAAGTCAGCGCGAGGCCGCTGAGCAGCAGCGCATCAGTGCAGAGCAAGGTCGCGTGAGTGCCGAGTCAGCAAGAGTGCAGGCAGAGCAAGCCCGCGTACTGGCTGAAACGCTCCGTGCCAATGCCGAAGACCAGCGGGCTGCCAATGAGCAGAACCGCATCGCCGCTGAACAGCAGCGCATTGAGCGTGCAGAGTCAGACCACACAAGGGCAGAGAGCGATCATGCTGCCTATGTTGATTCTCTTGGTGCCTTCGACATCAGCTCATATCATGCCACAGATGGCGTACTGGCTAAGTATGCCGACCTCGCCGCCGCCCTTGGCACCAATGGTGCAAACATTCCTGATACTCTCCGCAAAGGCGGTATGTCAGTCAAGTTCGTACAGAGTTCTGACAATAAGTATGTGCAATTTAGATGTATGGCTCAGAACTTTACTACTGATGTTACTCAGTGGCAAGGGGTTGACAAAAAGCCAATTTCCGGCAGCAATAATATCGTTGAGAGTGATGGTATTTTTAATATGGTCTCAGATGCAGCCAAAAACAGTGTGCATAGTCAGAGCATAAATCCTTCGGATTTTACTTGGGAAGGTTTTTATAATCGGAGTACAGGAAATTTTCAACCTAACAGCTACTTTGTCACGTCTGAACTGATTCCATTGGAAGGCATAGCAAGAATTTCAGGCAGCTTAAGATGTTATCTTGGTAACGTTGCAACTTATGTATTTTTTGATAGTACACAAAATCCAATAGGATTCAATGCTGAACAGGATGCAACAGAAGTACAAGCAATAGACATATATGAATTTCCGACAAATGCCGCTTATGTTAGATTCACTTGTAATGTCGATTATTTCAACCAATTTAATGTTGACATTATAACATACACAAGTGTACTGAATGAAGTTGTTACTGATGTGGACAATATAGGTGCAGATGCTCAACTGCTTACCTCGTATGTTGCCTTAGACGCTGATTATGAAGAGGGGTATTTCAAGACTGATGGTACATGGAAGGATGTCACAAATTTCAGGACTAAGAAGTACTCTGCCATCAACCTGAAGCGTATCAAAGGGACGCTGTATGTACCTTCGTCAACATATTATACATTATGTTTCCTTGACTCATCTGGCTCTTTCATTTCTGCTGCCTATGAATTACCAGCTTCTTCTGACTATATGAGCATTGATGTATTGTCAATCCCTACTAATGCTAAATACATTGCCGTCACAGTTGGTACTTCTTACATACATAAATATCAAATAACCTTGACTTATCAAACAGTTTCGTATAAAGAAGGTGGAGAGATTGATAAGATATACAAAACCATTGAGAATGTGGCAGCATCTAAGTGGGCAGGAAAAACTGTCCTAATGTTTGGAGACTCATTTGTGGATTTTGGTCGCTATCCAAATGCTATTGCGGAGAAGTTACAGTGTAATATAATCAACAAAGGTGTTGGTGGCTCAACAATAGTAAAGCGTGCCTCGACAACAGACCCCAAATATTGTCTATACAGCAGATTGTATGGTTACGAAGGACAACCAACAGAAGGAAAGGCATCTCCTATTACAGAATCTTGTGACTTAATCATAATACACGGAGGCATCAACGATTTTGCAAGAGGTAGAACACTTGGAACTATGGGGGAAGGTACAACAAATCCTCTTCATGTCTATTCTGCCATCCACTGCATTTTGAAATGGTTCATGGAGCACTACCCAACAACACCTGTTGTATGGGGCACCCCATGCCATATTTATAAACCAGGAGCAGAGAATGATTGGGAGTATGACCAGAATGGTAACTTTGTTGAACAAAGTATTGATGGAATTACCCTTCGTCAGATAGCAAACGCCATCAAAGAAGTATGTGCAATTTACAGTGTACCTGTGATTGACTACTATTCTATGTCAGGCATTATTCCTCAGTTTATTGGTAACAGAAACGCATATACTTCAAATCAGGAGGGTGTTCCTGATGGGCTACATCCAAGTGATGCAGGAGCCAAGAAAATGGCTGACATTGCAGCAGGAGTATTGGAGTTGTTATAAATTGATATACTTGATATTCGTTATTTCTGAGTTTATAAAGAAATGTAGGTAATTCTTGTAAAAAAGAGATTAATATGATTGTAAAACATCCAGATGGCGGTCACTGCAATACAGATGGTATGACAGAAGAATGTTATGGCTGTATATGTTATGGCTGTGGTCTTATAAAAGAATGTAATGAAAGAGTAAAAGCTCTGAAAGTAACATAGTTATTGTAATAACTCAATACATAAGTGACGCAGGTTTTCAGGGCCTGCGTCCCTTTGTTCTTATGCCATCAAAAAAAAATATGGAAGAAAGTTTGGAGGTTTCAGGATTAATGCTTATCTTTGCACCGCTTAAATTCCAATGCGGTACGTCGATGCCGCCATCATAGGTGGCATTTGTTGTATCTGCCATATTATTGTATTGAACCCCATTGGGGCAGCAGCGTCGGTCATCCGAATAGGACCCGGTGGCATCGCATTGGAAGCCATAGCAACGCGCAACGCTGCCCCATATTTATTGCAGATACAAATATGATGACACAAGGATTTTATCAGAGCAATGCGGGCAACGGATTCCGCGAGTATCTTAATTCGAGCATGAGCGATATGTTTTCGCTTGACCTGAGCAGATGCACGTTGATCGAGTGCATTAACAAGATGTGCGAAATCAAGTCACGCTCACACCCGAAGATCAAGCAGAACTACCGTATGCTTGTCAACAAGCTGGAGGACATCGAGCGGCAGTTCGGTTGTACCATCATGCCCGCCATGATCAGCAGCGTGTTCTGGAACCACTTTGTGCCGTTCCTCGCAGACCAGGGACTGAAGTATTCCACCATCGGACATGTGAATGCCAACTTGATTGCCGTGCTGAACTGGTCGTCGAAGTACGGTGTGAAACTGAATCCAAGTTACTCGGAGGTGGACATCCCGAACTATATCCCCAGCAAGATTTCGCTAACGCCAGACGAAATCTCGCACATCTATCATTTCAAGATAGGCAAGGAGCCGACATACAGTTTCCGCTCGAAGAAGGTGCTGAAACTGCGCCGGAACAAGATAGAGACATTGGAGCGAGTGCGAGATATGTTCGTACTTGGCTGCAACCTCGGTCAGCGGTATTCAGACCTGGTTCGCATCAGTCCTGAGAACTTCCGCAACGGCCAGTTCTCCATTGTCCAGCAGAAAACGGGCAACAAGTGCTTCGTGCCTATCAACTCGATGAGCATAGACAGCCGTATCACCTTCGCTATATTGGAGAAGTACGATTACCATGCACCATATATCGGTGACATTAATAACTACAACACGTATCTGCATGAACTGTTGCACCACATTGGCGAGGACTTCATGGATGAAGTTCATATCGACAACAAGATAAACGGCATCATCACTCGCGAGACGAAACTCAGATACCAGCTTATTTCATCGCACAGTGCCCGTCGCTCGTTTGCCACCATCAACACATTGCGGAACATTCCGCGTAACAAGATTCTGCGAGCAACAGGGCATTCGAGCGAGAAAGCCTTCAATAGATATATCTGTTACGATGAAGATAACTAAAATGATAAAAACAAAATATATAAATTCAATGGAGTGTCAAATGTTGGCACTCTTTTTTTTGAGTAAACCTCAGACACAAAAACCGCCGTATAGTGTACGGCAAAGTGCCGTATGTATAAGTTTAACAATTAAAATTTCTAAGCTATGCCTTCAGAAATCATCCAACTGCCTCAGAACGGAGGCAATCAGAACGGAGGAATGATCCTCCCAGTTAGCAATGGCGGTGGCTTGTTCGGTAACAACGGACAGACGAGCTTGACGGACATCCTCGGCTTCGCTGTCATCGCCAGCATCTTCCCCAACATCTTCGGCAACGGTAACGGCTACGGAAACCGTGGCAACTGTGGCGGTTGTGGCTGTCCCGCTGTTGACACACAACTCGCACTCCAGGCCGTAACGGCACAGGGCGATGCCAGCCGTGCAGCCATCCAGAACCTCGCCACCTCGATGGGTCAGAACTATAACACCGTGCTTCCCGCTGTCATGGGCGTACAGGCTGCTATCAGCAATCTGGCAAGTGCCAACGGCATGGGCTTCCTTCAGGTCATCAACGCACTCCAGCAGGGTGATTGCAACCTCGCTTCTCAGCTCGCTAAGTGCTGCTGCGACAACCGCTTGCTGACCACCCAGCAGGGTTATGAGGGACGCATCCAGACTATCGAGCAGACCAACGACCTGAAGGGCAGCATCAACGCACAGGGCCAGCGTCAGGTGGATGCCATCGCCGACCTGAAGACCACCATGATCAAGGAGTTCTGCGATGCCCGCGAGCGCGACATGCAGGCCATCATCGACAAGCAGGCCGACGAAATCAGCCAGCTTCGCACGAAGGACAACATCAACGCACAGACCTCACAGATTCTCGGCTACGTGAACGCACAGCTGGCTCCCATCCAGGCCACCGTCAAGGAGATGCTCGACAAGATGCCGAACACCGTGCCCGTGCAGTACCCCAACCTTCAGGTGGTGAACAACACACCCAACAGCAACTGGCCCGGCTTCAACGGCTATCCCGGCTACAATTATCGCGGCGGTTTCTAAACGAGAAAGGAGGCAAGACATGAACTGCTGCAACTGTAATTGTAACCAAGTGCCGTTTGTTGACGGTTACGTGCCGTACCTGATGGTGACGAACATCACCGTGGGGACTACTGCTGTCAACCTCTCGATGGGCGACCGCAACATAGCACCGACCGGGACGATTTACGTCCGTATCGGCACGGCTATTCCGGCAGGAACCGATGCCGCGCTGCCCGTGACGCTTTCGCTGAACGGCAACACCCGCCAGTTGACCTTCTTCGGAGGTCAGCCCGTGACCGTCGCCGACCTTCAGGGAACAGGCGTACTGGAAGTGTTCAACGACCTCGACAACAACATCCTTCAACTGATGAGCACACCAGCTCCGGCAACGACATAATTAACAAGAGTATTAACAATCAAAAGAACTATGACTATGAATTTTTCAGAACTTCAACCAGGTGCTAACTTCTACGTGATAAGCACCAACGGCGGACTGCAAGTGGCAGTCGGCACAGTGAAAGGCAAGACGGCCCCCTATTGGCCAACGCCAAATCCGATGAACTCTCAGCTGATAGACCTCACCGTGAACATCGGCGGTCAAGACAGAGTAGTGCCAGGACTTCCCATCAGCCTCGAAGTGGCTGGCCGTGACCCGGAAATCTACACGGGAAACCGCGAGACGGCGGAGCGCATCATCGACGAGAAGGTGAGCGAAGCCGACAAGATTCTCCAGAATCTCAACTACTACAAGAAGTTGAAGCAGGACGGCCCCAAGTGCAAGGAAGCCATCAACCCAGGCTATGCGGCCACTCGCAAGCAGGCTGAGACCATCGAAAGCCTACAGGCAGAACTGGCAGCGACAAAGGGCGAACTCAAGGGCATGAGAGACATGCAGGCAAAGACGCTTGAACTGTTGGAGAAACTGAGCGGCGGCACACCGGCACCCGCAACGAAAGGAGGGAAAAAGGACTCATAGTCATGGCGACTGCGATAAAAACAGATAAAGCAATGATTTACGATCCAAACAGCGGAACAATCATCATGACCAACGACGGCCAAGACCTGAAGGAACAGATGCGCGAACAGATGCGCCACCAGTTCCGAACGGGCGGCACGGGCGGCAACTACCGAACCATGACCGTTGGCCGTGAGTTTGAACAGGGCTACCGTGACGGCTACCGCGAGGGCTACGAGCAGGCTATGCGCGACAAGCACATGGAAGGCCAGCACCTCGACTACATGACTCCCGAGGAGCGCGAAGCCTACCTGAAAGGCCAGCGCGATGCCTACGGGCGCAACGGTGCCGAGAACCGCAACCAACTCTAAAGTGAATTGACGAATGACAGCACAGCATCTTGACATCGAAGGCTACTGGGACGTGACCGTACTCTACGACGTATGGCCGCAAGACCTCGGCGAAGTGGGCGCAATGCTCAGCTCGCTGGGTGCCCCACGGCAGATGGTGGAAGATGCCGTCACAAACCTGCAGGGATGGAACGCGGGCTATACGCTCACCTCGATGGGCCGGTGCGAAAGCATCGTGTGTATAGGCCGCGCCACCAGTCTGCGCGAGTTCCTGAACACCATCGACCACGAGACCGACCACGTACAGGCGCACGTCGCTGAATACTACGGCGTGGCACTCGGTACGGAACAGGCAGCCTACTTGCAGGGCTACGTCGGCGGTCGTCTGCTGGAGTTCGTCGTAAATGAAATCATTAACCATCAATATCGACTGACAGCATGAGCCTACAGACCGACAGCATCTTCATCGCAGCCCTCCAGTCATCGCCCGAACTGATGGAGGCCATCACGACCTACGTCAGCAAGGGCGAGGAGCACAGGAGCGAGCAGCCCCGTCTCTACGGCACGGCCATCCCTCTGCCTGAAGAAGACGCGGACAACGTGCCCGTTCCCTATCTCATCGTCACCTTCGACGGGCTGAACAACGACCAGACCACGAAGGACGATGCCTACGAAAGCGACTGCGACCATGTGCAGATAGGCATCACCGTCATGGCGGCAACCCTCTCCGCACTTCACGACCTGACTCAGAAGGTGCGCGACGTGGTACACACCTATTTCGTCGAGCACGAAACCCAGGTGAGCGGCTACCAGTTCACGGCAGAACCCATCCTCTACGACGAATGGAAGCCCGGCTACGGCCAAGTGCTCCGCTATCAGTGCGATGTTGACCTAACCACAGAAGACAATGGATAACGGCATCAAGACATCACTCCAGGAAGAGCTGCTCAGCAAGGGCAGCGTGACGCTCACGGCCAAGAGCCGCGAGGAAATCTACAGCCAGTGCCAGACACTGGTTGACTCTCTCCCCGAAGGCACCAAGTGGACGCGCACCATCTGCCAGTACCACCCCGACACCTTCAGCTTCGAACAGACAGTAACAATCACCAAAAAGTAAAAAAAACTATGGCATTAAAAAAACTGAAAGGCCAGAACTTCCGTGCATTCGTCGGAGGCAATGCCGTCCCTGAAGCCTCCAGTTGTCAGGTGAGCATCACCGGCAACATGGAAGATGCAAAGACAAAGGACTCGGAGAGTTCTTTTGGCCAGGAACAGATGACCTCTCGCTCATGGTCTGTGCAGGTGGACTACCAGCCCGACAGCAGCGAACCGCCTCAGAGCATCGCAGGAAGTCTCATAAATGTTATTACCCGGTTCTTGTCTGACACGCCTACGCAGGTTGGTTGGGACGAGACAGCCACGACGCCAAATACCAAGAACCGTACCCCTCAGAACGCTGCTTTTGCCCGTTCAGGCAATGCTCTTCTCAACGACTTTACAATTCAAGCCAGCAACCGTGCCAATATCACCATATCCGAGCAATGGATGGGTTCCGGGGCATTGGCATAACCCTCTAAAAAATTACGACAATGGAAAAAGGACAACATCTCAGACTCTTCATCGTAGAAGGTAACAGCAACAATGTGATCGCCATGAGCACCGAGCTGAGCCTTCACGGTTCGGCCCAGACCGAGAACAGCACGACGAAGGACACCACCGACTCCAGCGGAGCCGTGTGGGACGAGAACGACGTGGTAGGTCGCACCTACGACATCAACTTCTCTGCCCTCGTTGCCAGCGGCACGGACACCGGCAAGACCTTTGCCGACATGGAAGGCAAGGTCAACGACGAGATTATCAACTGGAAGATTGCCCTCGCCAGCGGCGAGCAGAACCGCACGATGGGCACCGTCATCTGCTCAGGCCAAGGCAAGCTCACTAACGTGCAGGCCACCGGCCAAGTCTCTCAGCAGGCCACCTACAGCGGCACCATCAATGGTTACGGCCCGCTGGTACCCGGCTCACTCACATAAAAGCGCGACGGGCCGTTAGTACGCCCGTCGCCCGTTTTTTAACGTTCAGTATGTTGCGATAGTATCGCAACCATCATTTAAAATATATCGGAACTATGATCCACGAAGAAATAACCCTTGCAGGCAAGCCCGTCACTTTGGGCTACTGCTACGCCACCGAAATCGCCTACAAAGACCTCTCAGGCGAAGACATTGCCGCCATCATCAATGAGACCATCCACGCCATCAACGCCCAGCCCGCCCGTGTGCCAGACACCAAGCGCAGCATCTACCTTGTGCTGTCCGCTGTCATGGCTTACTATCAGAGCAAAGATGAAGACGCGCCCATCAAGGACACCGACCTGATGAACGACACCACGCCAATTGAGCTCGGCATAGCCCTCGGCACCATCATCAACCTCTGGGCGAAGTTCTACAACATCCCCAAGGGCGAACCCGAAGAGAAACCAGCGAAAGGAAAGGGCAAGAAAGCAAAAAACTAACCACCGCCCACGACATCTATCAGTTGCTCGTGGGCGAGATAGGAATCCCCCGTCATGAGTTCCTCTACGAAATACAGTTCTGGGAAGTCCGGCGCATCATTCGCGGCTACCGCAACCGTGACCGTCTGAAGCACCAGCTCATGGCAGAATGTGCCTTTGCCGCCATCTATGCCATGCGCGACCCACATGGAAAGTCAGTCAAAGACCTCTTCCCCGCCATCTTCGAAGACATCGACGATGAAGAAGATGAACAGGAATCGTTATCCCAATCAGAAATTGATGAACTACAGCAGATCATGCGCGACGAAAACGCACGCATCCACGCCAATCAGCAGGAATAGCCCCTGCTGATTTTTCTTTCCGTTTCCCCGTCCTATCCGTCACAAGTAAACCCCAGCCCAATTTCGCCCGAATAGTAAAGCATTTGTCCAGTATGGCATTAATAGTCGACGACACCCTCATCAGCAACGTGGCGGACAACCTCAAAGCCGCTATGACCACCAACCCGAAGTTGCGGAAGGCTATACAGCAACATATCCGTGAAGCTCTGTTTGCGGCCCGCAAGGAGATGATGAATTCTGCCAACATTGCAAACGGTGACCCCCGTCAGTCGTTACGTGCCATCCGCACCTCCGTTTATGAAAAAATACTGGGTGGACAAATCAATATCAAGAAATCCAAATCAGAACATGGAGGCGGCAACAGTTACACACCACCACGCAAACTTGTACCGGGACAACGTGGCGGCAACCGACGGCCAAGAAGCGAAAGAACGGAGCAGATTAACAGAGGCTCACCCCTTGACAGACAATGGATTCTCAATATACTGAACAAAGGAACCAAGACCCGCGTCATTGGATTCAGAAACACAGTAAAGGGTAATCGTGACCGCTACAATACTCGTGTCACCCGAATATATCGAGGTGATACATCACGCACAGGAAATAGAGGAAGCATATCACCCCGTAACTGGTTTATGCCAGCAGCAGAAAGAGCATTATCGACGGCTATGCAGAGAATATCCGAAATGATAGAAATCGAGGCAGCAGCCGTCGCACGGGGAGAGTCATAAAAAAATCAACCCGTTGAATTGCTCAACTCAACCTGTTGAATCTGACAACTCAACCCGTTGAATGTATTTTTTTACCAAAACATATAGATATGGCAAAACTGACATTAAAGGTCAAGAAGATTGCATTTAAGAATCCTCAGACCAAGAAGGCGGGATTTGTAGCCCGCGTAGTGACTAACGGAACCGAGTCGTTCGATGACATCTGCGAGATTGCAGGCATGAACACCACCTACGCCCAAGAGGAAATTGTGGCCTGCGCAGGACTGATGCTCAAAGCCGCTGCCCGACAGCTGAAGAACGGCAAGATCATCGACCTCGGACCTCTCGGCAAACTCTATCCCAGCGTATCAGGCAAGTGGGTGGAGAAAGAGGAAGACCTTGCGCTCACCGACCTCACACCACACTGCAACTATCGCCCCTCTCAGGAGGTGAACGAAGCCATCAAGGGTGCAACTATCGGATGGGCCACCGCCAAGGATGAAGGCGAGACAGAACCCACCGACGATAACACCAACACAGGCGGTGAAGGCGGCAGTGATACACCGATCGGAGAACTGGAAGGGTAAAGTAACCCCCAAACCGCAAAATGCGTGATTAGTGTATAGTTGCACTAATCGCGCATTTTTTTTATGGCAGATAATATACTTAGGCTGAAAGTTGAAAATTCAGAGTACGATCAGAAACTGAAGAAGGCCGCTGAGGGCATACAGCATCTGGCGGAGGTGGCACATCGTAGCGGTGGCGAACTCACTGGACTGGAGAAAGCGGAACTGGACTACATCAAGGCGCTGGGTGACATGGATACCAAGAGCCGGTCGGCCAGCGGACAGATGCGTGAATTATCGAATGCCTATAAGGAATTGACCGTCGTTTATAATAATCTGAACGACGTGGAAAAGGCTGACGAAGGAGGTAGGGCTCTTGCCGCCAGCCTCGCAACGCTGAAGCAACGCGCACAGGAGGCCAAAGCGCAACTCGACGCAGCCACACAGTCACTCAACGACAACGGCGAGGCAGGAAACATCACCAGCAGCGTCATGGAGATGCTGAAGGAAAAGTTCACCGTCAACATCGATGCAATCAAACTATTCAACATGGGACTTCAGGCCGCAGAAGCAGCCCTCAATGTAGCCAAGGACGCATTCTTCAACAATGAGGAGCAGCTCGACGAGTGGGGGCGCGTTGTAGAGTCTTCACACAGCCTATACACTGGATTCTTGAACGCTCTGAACACGGGCGACATCAGCGGCTATCTGAGCAATATCAGCCAGATAGTAAAAGCTGCCCGTGATGCTTACGATGCACTCGACGAACTCGGCACTTTCAATGCCTTCAATCAGATCAACGTAGAGCGCACCCGCACCAACATGACGGAAAGTATAGCCGACTATCGGGGCGGTAAAGGCTCGAAAGACACCGTAAAGGCAGCAGGTGAAGCATATAAAAAGGAACTTCAAGACCGCAAACGGCTGGAAAACGAAGCCTACCTCGCAGCACTAAAAAAAGTGGCAGCAGAACGCGGTGTCAGTGCAAAAGACCTGACCGACGCACTCAGCGGAAACTATGGCCACTATCAAGATCTGAAGAATGTAATGCCTACTGGCGTAGGTCAACGATATGTACCAGGACTCCCAGGCATGCCGGGAAGCTACAAGGAATATAATTTCGCGCAAAATGACAGAGAACGTCTTGGCGAAGCCCTTCGCCACCTAAACGATACAGAACTGCAAAGCCTACAGGCACTCGGCGCACAAGCACAGCGCACAGGCAATGAGATAGCACAAGTTGACAAACAACTGACTCGCGTACTCAATGGCCGACAGCCAGGTGAAGCAGGCGGCACCACCACCAAAACCACCACATCTACCACAGGTGGCAAGTCAAAGCAACAGCAGGCCGAAGACAAAGTAGCGGCTGCATTGCTCGACTACAATCAGACCATCGAAAAGGCTAATCTCGGATTGGAGAAAGGCTATACATCTGAATTAGACGTAAAACGCAAGCAGCTCTCCGCTCAGGAACGACTCTACGATGCCTACGGCGACGCATACAACATGTACCATGACCCTAAGTACAAGGAGGAACAGGACAAGGCAGCCGAAGAAATCATCAGGCTCGGTGGCGAGGTAAAAGCATCAGCCGAAGCACAGAAGAAAGCACAAGAGGCAGCACGAGCACTCGAGACCGCACAGAACAAATTGGCCGATGCCCAACTAAAACTGGCTGAAGCCCAAGAGAGTGGCGACCTGAAGCAGATATACTCAGCAGAGAAGAATGTGCAGAACGCTCAGAAGGGAGTCGATTTGGCACAGGCGAACCTTGATTCGCTATCACAGAGCGTCACGGTAGAAGTTTTGCCTAAATGGGCAGAATCCGCACTAAACGCACTGCCACAAGAAATCAAGGATAAGCTGTCAGGCAAGACAGATGTGCCGATTCCTCTGACAACCGCCAACCTCGATGCGTTCATAGCCCACACCAAGGAACAGCTCGCATCGTCGGACCTCGGAAGCGGAGCAATAGCCAGCTTGCAGGAAAATCTATCAGACGCAACAGCCATCAGTGAAATCATGGCCACTGCCTTGAAAAACGGAATAGACACCGCAGATTTCTCCACCGCAGGGCTCATGCAGAAGCTCATGAATGGCGAAGACATCGACGATGCAACCATACAGTCATACGTTGACACGCTTAACGAGAAGTTAAAGGAAAAGTTCGACGAGACAGAGTGGCCGAAAGTGCTCATCAAGTTCGATGTGAATACTGGCAAAATCACCAACGCATCTAAGGAAATGCAGGAAGATGCAAAGAACACTCAGAAGTCTTGGAACCTTGCCACAACATCCATAAACAGTCTCGGCAACGCATTGAAAAATATTGAAGATCCAAGCACAAAGGCGGTCGGTACAGTTATACAAGCTGTTGCTTCTGCCGCACTTGGATTTGCTCAGGCATCAAAAGGACCATTCAGTAATCCTTGGGAATGGATTGCTTTTGCTGTGAGTGGTCTTGCAACAATGGTTTCAATGATCACAACCATTCACTCAGCAACAGGACTTGCTACTGGTGGATTTGTCCCAGGAAACAGTTATTCAGGAGATAACATCATAGCTAATAATGGAGGATTGCATTTGGATGCTGGGGAGTTGGTGCTCAACCGATCACAACAGACAAACCTCGCAAATGCCTTGGAAAAAGAAAATGTTGAGACAGAAACAGTTCCTTATGTTAATGCGGAACAGATATATCTTGGATTGCAGAATTACGGTCAAAGGATGGGATATGGAGAATTATTGTTTTCAAAAAAATAAATGATATGGCAAGAATATTCAATCTGTCTTTCCTAAACCTATTTGGAGCATCAAACAGATTCAATATAGGTTCTACTGGCACCAACAAATCTGTTGTTGGAGCAAAAAAACCCGTAAACATCAAAGAAGACAACAATAAAGATTTATTAAGCCCAATCAGAGTAAAAACTGGATATATCAATATTATCAACGAATATGGTGATGACATAAGTGATATATTTCCCACAACGCAGACCAGCCATCCTGTTTCGTCTGTTTCTTTTCTTGGTTATTTACAAGCACAAAATTTCGACACTCCAGTAAAGAACATGTCTTACGAGCTGAAACTGCCGATAGTTTCTCCGTTAAAACTTTATTTGAGTAAAACATATCCATCATTAGCACCTCAATCTGAATACAGACTGCGTGAAGTATTTTACAACATATTAGACATCACAGGTTATGAAAGATTGATATTTCCCAAAGGTGAAGAAGATGCAGAAGGTAGTGGAATAGTGCTCGACAATATTATTAATACGTTATCAATCTGTCCATATAGTACAAATAATGATTACAACTACACATCCCAAAATATAATGGAACCTCATACCATCAAAGAAATACTGGAAGGTATATGTCATTATTATGGGTTGATAGTTCACGACCATGTTTACGCAGGTATGAGAACGCTATTAATCACAAAGCCTGATTATGACGGCTTGTATCAGATGTGGAACTTAGATCATCTAAATGGGGAAGGAAATCCATGGGATGAGAGCGTTTTGGGTAACGCTGTGCGCAATTTTAATGACTACTTCGAAGTGATGTCAGACAATGAGACAGACTCGCGCATTTTGCCATACGGGAAAATCACATTCAATTATGAAGCAAACTCATATCTCGATGTCAAAATACATCCAGAAAGGAGTAGATACATAAGTAATGTCTTTAAAGGAAATTTTGTTCACTGCATGTTAGAGCCAGTTGGAGGTTGGCTGACATCACAATTCCTTTCTACTTCATCTCTTAGCGGAACCGTGTCACTGTGCGGAATTTATAATAATCAGGAGAGCAGCGAAAGCGGAGCGACTGAATATATTCACACAAATCTGGGCGGTGCACAAGATACAGAAATGTTCAGATTGGTAATGGCTGAAGCTCGTCCTCACTGGTACAAAGTGACAGGTGATATTAAAATATGGCAAAACTTAAAGTATGAAAATCCAGCAGGAACTGATGGAGGTTTCGGTATAGCTGTCTATTATGGTGGCTTTTATTGGGATTGGAATGAAAATGTGCAAGCATGGAGCCGTACACCAAATCAAAAAATTTTGTCTGTCACACCAACAAATGGAACATTTTCGACACCAGGCATCAACAACCCATTAGATGAAATCTCGGAAGCATCTATTCCTTCAAATTCAACTTATCAGATAATATTCTATATAGATATCAATCAGACAATCAGCCACAAGGAACAAATATTCAAGAATATAACTTTAGTAGCATGGTCTTCAAGCAATGAAAGTAAGTACAGAAACGATTCAGGAGAGAAATCCTACATTAACACACTTGGATTGGAGTCCATTGAAAATGCAGAAGTAAATCAAATGTTTTCACCTGACATGTATGACGTGAAATACATCAATGGTGTCAATGGAGGCTATTTCAGTAAAATGAATTACACATATCTTCTTTATGACAGCATCATAAGAAAGATAGATGTAAAGATTTCCAGCATACTAATATCGTATGAAAATTATTTATGCAAATGGAATTTTGGAGATAGTTACACGTGGCGACTATTAGCTTATGACGACAATGTGCGTGACGGTATTCGGACACTCACTTTCTTTGGTAATAAAAATTTATAACTATAATACTACGCAAAAATGAAGAAAGGATTTATTTACATGTTTATGTTAATGGCCTACACAATGGGCAGTATCGGAGGGTTTGGTTATGCGATATACAGCAAGGCATACGTGATAGCTGTCGCTATATTACTATTGGCGTGGATGGCTTTCCCGAAAGCAAAGGAATTTTTTGAAAAATGGATTAAATAAAGTCATATATTATGATACTACACGGCGAGAATCTTTTTATAAAAGTGAACGGTGAGGTGATTGCCGGTGCAAAAACGTGCAAAGTGCAAGTGCAGAGCGACACAATCGGTGTGAGCTCACCAACCGACGGGCAGTGGGAGCATAGCATTCCAGGAAGAAAGTCGTGGAGCGTTTCGACGGGCCATCTCGTCTTGTCGCGACAAGCGGTGCAACAGAAGATGTCAGCAGAGGCTTATGCGTACAAAGGACTTTCGCTACCCAACGAATCGAAGGCTACGACATCAGCATCAACAACAACAGCCACACAGACTGGCATCACGGTCATCGTCTACAACTCGGACATGACGGTGCTCACAAGCAGCCGATTCGACACATACAACAGTCAGGAGGCGCAGCAGGTAGCATTGATCTCGTTCGTTGATACCAACATCAAGCAATCAGGAAAACCGTGGGCTATCATCACGTGCGACACCCTGAAGCTCAACGACACAACGAGGACAGCCATCGCCACCATACTCGGTTTGCAAAAAGAAGACGTGCCAGTGATTTCGGGTGGTCGCTGTGCATGGGTTGCTCTTGGCGTAGACGGACAGGCATCTATCAGCAACTTTCAACTGGGCGACGGCGCAGTGGCTCATGCTACGCTGCTACTTGGCTTGAACAACGTGCCGCTAACCGACACGCCTCTGAAATCAGCCATCAACAGGGTAGGGCAGGTCGTAGAAATATCAGTGGAGGTAGAAGGCTTCGCTCATGACAGAGTGAGCGGCACGGCCATCTGCACACAATTTGACACGCAAGGAACGAAAGGCACACTCGTACAAGGCTCCTACTCATGGAAAGGCTCTGGGCCGATCGAATGAGCAGCCCAGACCACCATTACCAAGTTCCAACAACAGGATTCTCCCATTCGCTGTTGACTCCGACATCAAGCACACCGCCACTCGCAAACAGGCTACCGCTATACTCGGTAGCCCTGTTTCGTTTAAATGGAGCACCCGAAATCGTAGCATGGCCAACAGAGCCGCCATCACCATCCTTGGCATCCAAAGCAACACTCGTAGTCCATTCATTGGCCTCACTTATCCCGAACACGTTAACAGCCAACTGACCAACAGTACCCACAAGCGACTCTGGGACTGCCACACTCACAGCCTTCTTCTGAGCACTTACGGCAGCACCGATCACGTAGTCTAATCCATAGTACCACATGTTAGGAGTCACATCAACAGTCTTGCAAGACACAGGCACCTCGTCTTCCACCACAACCCTCAGCTTCGTAGCCACGCGGTCAAGCGTTACGGCTCTGTTCCCATTGCTTGTCGCCACCACGTTCACCTCATAGTCCTTCCAGAACGTATCACGCACGGTTCCCCATGTAATGATATGGTCAGCACCATTCACAGCAGGATCAACACCTCGGCTTGCCACAAAGTACACATGATGCTGACCGTAGCTCAGAGCCATCGAAGGCTTGCCCCAGTCAGCATCGCCCGACGTTTGGTGAACATTCTGCACGCACTCGTCACCAACGAAGTCAAACACCCACAAGTCAGTCATGTCCTTGCCATCCGCTTGCAAGTAGCCGCGCGTGAACGTAGCAGCACCGAAGTCACCCTTAACCGTAAACGTGAACTTTTTCATCTGCTTCTCTCCGTCACCGTTCTTCTCATCATTCTCATTTCCATTTCCATATTCACTCACATTCCCATCCTCCGTCTCATCGAAGACAGGCTTCTCGCAGCCGCACATCATGGCAGCGGCCACCGCCATCACAATCATTCTTTTCATAGCATTTTTTATTTATATAGTGGTTCTTTTAGTCTCTTTGTCCAGTACACTGAGGCACTGCCTAAGTCCCTATCCCATCATCTTCTCAGCCACCTTGTCGAACTCGCTCCTCACGTCCTCAGCCAGCACTTGCGCATACCTTTGCGTCTGCACGATATTGGTATGTCCCAGCATCCTCGACACATTCTCAATCTTAGCCCCTTCACTCAGCATCCACGTCGCAAACGTATGTCTCCCCATGTGACTATGCAGTTTAGGAATACCAATCACCATGCCAATCGCCTTCAGCAACTGGTTATATCTCTGATTACTCATCCTCGGAACCCTCCACCCATGCTTTTTGAGCACCTCCACCACAGGCGGCAACAGCTGGCTCACGTAAGGAACGCCAGTCTTTATACGCTGCCCCACGAGCACCCACCGGCCATCCACCTGCCTGTAGTCTTTGATGTCAAAGTGCTGAGTATCTATATAAGCCAGGCCAGTGTACATCTGAAATACGAACAAGTCCCTTGCCGTTTCATACTGCGACCCCGGTACAGGCTCTAACCTCTCCACCATCTTCATCTGCTCCTTAGTCAGATAATCAACCACGTCACGGGTTCCACGTTTGAAAACACCCTTCATTCTGTCATAAGGATTCGCCTGCAACTTGTTCAGCTTCAGCGCACGGTTTAACATAGCCTTCAGCAACTTATGGTAATTATACACCGCACTTTGCTTCATCGTAGCCGATTCCACACCAGCCATCCTCTGGTTCTCAGTAAGCGGTACAGTCTGCTGCCTGAGCCATACATCCCAATCGTAGATATTCTCCACCGTCAGATCATCCCACCTCGTCAGCTTGCCATATTCATTCATTTTGTTAGTAAGCGTCGTGTATCTCTTCTTTGTAGCCGAAGAAATATCAGCCACCTTCACCTGCTCCTGAATCCACCTGACAAGCGTCGGCTCATCAGGATTGACGGCAACATCAGACATATACACCAACTTCCGTATCGCCACCACGTCAATAGGCTTCCGTTCTTCAATGCATCTGTTCACCTCCTTGTCAACGATTCTCACGATACTTGCCAGCCGCTCATTCAGCACGTCAGCATCATCGGTCATTCTCTTCACACCGTCGCAGCCTACCGTAGGCACATCAATCACAGAGTTTCCAATCATCCTATCAGATGTCACGCGCACGCCAGTATTAATATAATAAGGTTTCCTGTTCACGGTCACCCGTACTTCCACAGGACCCTCTTCATTTTTCTTTTTTCTGTTATGGTGGTCAAACACCAGATTTATTCTGATCATTTCGTTTCATTTTTTTTACGATTTCACTATTTGTTTCCCCACGTCTTCCAGTTTGGTAAAACACTGGTAAAACATTTGGTAAAACATTTTTCCTTATTTGCGCCATTTTGCATCACTTTGCGCTTTGCATCATCCTCATTCTTTTTCTCAAACACTCGATAAACACTATATTTACGAGCATTCCCATTTTTTTTGTTTGTGGAGCTGGAGGGAGTCGAATAAGAATTTGAGGACATTAGTATTTATGGGGGTTGTAATAATTTGATTAACATTTGTTTGTGTTTTTGGGTAAACATTTAGCTAATTTCTTGTTATATAGCAGTCAGAAAAGTAGGTGTCATTGTTGTTGCCGATGCAGCAGAAGCAAGGACACGGGAGGTGTACGGCATTACGGATGGCATCGGTGGTATCACGGGGGACATATCCGACATGGTGGCCGTCTGGGGCGAGTATCTTGATTGCATTCGGATCGTATTCATTGGTTGGTTCTGCTTTGAGTGTTCCTATGAACTCACCAAGATAGTTGTCGATATTGTCACGGTGTGACATGCCTGCAATATTGAACTCTATGATGTCGAACTGACTTTGATCCTTTGGCCAGACGCTGACATGATAGCCTTTGTCTTTGATACAGAAGTACTGGAGTTCCTGAATGGGGGCATCAGAATCACCTCCGCCAATTACTATCTTCATCTTAGGTGCGCTAATAGGTTCGCCGTTGTTGTCGAGGAGATCGAAATGGGTAGGTTGTTCTACTACTGCAATAATGAATATAATTAAGAGAGTCATATACTTATATATTAGGTTGTTTTTTATCTTCAGCTGCGCCAATAGTAAACGGGTAACGTGAGAGGTCGCTCGTGGTTGCGACAGCCAGCTGACGTTCCAGTGCTGCGATGCGTGCATCACGGGCTTTGATGATTTCTTCTTTGGCGGCAATGGTATCTTTGAGTTCAACGATGCGGGCTTTCAATGTCTCAATAGTTTCGTCTTTGGCGGCAAGTGCGGCGTTGATTGCGCTGCCGTTGTCAATCATCTGTGCAGATGCAAGCTGTTGCTCTTTTTCCTCCATCTTAAATTGCTTGCTGCCCCGATAGAAGAAGTCTGGGTTGAGCTTGAACGTATTGCATAGTTTGTTGATGGTATCGTCACCGGCATTGTTCTGCCCTGTCTTGATTTTGCTAATAGCATTCTGAGAAAGGCCGGCAGCTTTCACGATGTCCTTCTGCGAATATCCTTGAGCCTTCAGTCTTCTGACAGCCTCGAGGAAACAACCGTTGATTTCTTCTTTTGTAACCATATATAACCGCCTATAACCTTAATAAATCTTAAAAAATAACCACAAATAACCATCGTTTCATTTTTAGTTTGTATATTTGCACCCGAAATAACTAACTAACGAGTGGCAAGAAAATAGCCGTCAGACGGGAGGCCGTCTTAGCGAAAGCAGATAACCGCCAATTTGCGAACACTTTGCGAGGATTGCAAATATACGGCTTTTTCTCACTCGTTGTTACAAACTAACTAAAAGTTTAAGAAAATTTAAAAGGTATGGTAATCGAGAAAATGACAAAAGACATCCTGTCGAAGTTCAATGTGGGCGACATGAAGACGTTCACGCTGCCGAGCTTTGAGAAGGCTCAGAGTGCCGCTACCCAGGCTTATAAGGCTAAGAACTACGAGGAGACTTACGGATGGAAGTTCAGTGCCAGGATTGGCGACCCGATGGAGGGAACGAAGCAAAGAAACGTGACCATCATCAGGAAGGCATAGTGATATGGCGATGCAATCGCCACTGAAAGGACGAGACAAAAAGACAATAAGCAAACTGGAAACGATATGAGCAAGGAAGAAATGCTTGAACTGAAGGCCGTGGTGAGACACACTTTGGAGGAGCAGATGGAAATGTACTCTGAGGTGTGGCTGACAGGTGACGAACTGGTGAAGACGTTCGGGACATTCACGAAGTCGTGGCTAAAGCGTTATGGGCATGCACTGCCAAGGAAGCAGCCGAGGGTGACGGATGAGAGAGGGGAAAGGCATGAATCTTCATGGCTCTATCCGAGGAACAAGATACAGAGGATGTTCGCAAGCGGAGAGATTGAGGAACTGATGTGCAGGGCGGTGGTGGGATGATGACTGTGTGGTTGCGATGGAATCGCAACAGAAGGAACGAGAGAAGGAAGGTGAAAGTCAGAATAAAGGTGCAAACTGACAAATGGAATAAGGGGAATGTTTGGCCCACTGGCCGATAAAATACTAAAACTGCCTACCACAGCGCCAGTGACTCCCTGAAATGCTTCGGATGAGCAGCGGGTTCGAATCCCGTACCTTCCACAAGATCAATGACTATACAACCAGCGATGCTGGGTACTCAGATACGGCAAGGGGAATCGGGCAACACCGACCATCATGGCGACCCTGGAATAAGGCAACGCTCCTAAAACAATACTTAGCCGGACGAGAGGCGACTGATGAAGGACCTTGTTGGGATGGTTGCGATAATATCGCAACATACTGTACAGCAAGAATGTAATCAGACCGGGTGAACGCTCCAGCCGTGAGGCGCGAGTGTGGTGAAGAGCCTAAATCACTACAAAGGAGACCTGTGAGGACGTGTCCTCGATGTGTAGAGCTGGATATTAGGCAGTGAGATTAAAATCGAAACTAATATATTGAATAGATATTGAACATGCCCGCATTAGAATGCTCATGCGGGCTTTTTTATGCCGTGTAACTCAGAGGTAGAGCGCACCATGCCGAAAGGCTGATAACAGTAGGAAATGGTGTGACGGTGGTTCGAATCCATCCACGGCAACGCTTTTTCTAATATTCCAATTATTTTTTTTAATTTGTGAATCCTGCCAGCCGTGAGGCTCGCAGGATGTTGTTTCATTTTTTTGAGTTGATGATCCTGCCCGCCGTGAGGCTCGCAGGATTTTTGTTATGCGATAGAATCGCAAGGTAAGTGACGGAACTTTTTAATGACTAATATATATGATTATGAAAGAAAAAATTAAGAAATGGATGGGAAAAGAGAATCATGTGTTTTCTACTCTCACAAATGAAAAGGTTACTAATCGTGAAGTGGTCTATGCACACATTGGATTTGTGGTGTTCTTACTGATCCTCGGTGTGGCTGGAAACTTCTGATTAAGTTGTTTATTATAATCATAATAGGATATGGAACTTGAAGGAAGAATCTCGGTTGTGATGCCTGCCGCAAGCGGTGTCAGCCAATCAACGGGAAATCGGTGGATGTCACAGGAATATGTGATGGCATACTATTGGTTTCCGAATCAGACAAACCCCTCGTATATCGTGATGCGGGTCTTTGGTGAAGACAGGATCAAGCAGTTCAACCTGCAACCCAATGACGAGGTGCGCGTGCGCTTTCACATCGAAGCCCATGAATACAATGGTCGTTGGTTCAATAAGACGCAACTCGACGCTGTGACCTTCATAGGAGCCAGTGCATCGAAGAACCCACAGCCCGCACAGCAGCCCACACAGCAGGCGAACACTCAGGCAGCGGGACAACAGCAGGCACAGCAGAGCCAAGGCCAGCAGGAAGCCCCATTTCCACCGAAAGTAGATGAAAACGGTAATCCAGTAAACAACGACGAAAATGATGACCTGCCGTTCTGACTATTTCCCGGAGAGTCGCCAGACAGGGTGGCTCTCTGATGCCAATAGAGAGACGATGCCCAATCAGCACCCGCAACTGATGAATAACAACTGGAAGCGATGAAGGTACATAAGGACTGCCCGCTTTCAAAGGAAGAGATGGATGCTATCAAGGCAGAGCTCTACTACATCAACTCGACCAACCACTGCCTGAACCCTCCGCACCCATCATGGTACAGAGGACTGAATGACTGGCAGACGAACAGAAATAACCACGCAGAGAGCGTGGAGGTACTTGCGGAACCGAAGGGAGCACGGCAACGGGCTGTGCTCCCGATTTTATCAAAAGAACTATGACCGACGAGACACGCAAGCAGTGGGACACCATCATCGACGCACTGCACCTCATTCAGGCCACGGGCATGACCCGCGAGGAACTGCACCGGCACATCGAGACGGTGGCCGTGATGATGGACTTGACGACGGTGCTGGCCGACGTGATAGACTCCATGCTGCTCGACATCGACGACCTGCTGGCCAAGGTGAAGACACCGCTCGACGACCGCGACCGCTCCTACTTCAAGGAACTGCGGAAGCTCATCAAGGCCTCACGCAAATGGGCACAGCGGGCCACACGCGACACCCGGCACTCGGAGCGCGACGACGACCTGGCCACGGAGAGCGACTGGTGGAAGAACTTCATCCTGATGGTGGAAGACCGCACGGGCACCGACGAACTGAAGACGCGGCAACTCATCCGCTGGGTATCGACGATGCCAAGCCAGATGCACCTCTTCGAGCACATCCGCACCAAGGACTTTTTAAGACTGACAGACGAATATGACACCATACCCAGGACAGACTGAAATGACCCGTGGCAAAATACACCGCCGGGTGCTCAACGATGAGCAGCGGGCGTGGCTCTGCCAGTGGTTCCCAACCATCGAGAACAAGCGGCTGGCCAAGGCAATGGGCATCAGTCTCTACAAGCTCCACTGCTTCGCCCGTGAACTCCACCTCACCAAGAGCGAGGAGGGCTGGCGGGCTATCAAGCGGCGGCAGACGAAGGCAATGGCCAAGACCAACGAGCGCAACGGCTGCTATGACCGAAAGCGAGGTCACGCGCCCAGCGAGGCAACGCTGGAGGGCAACCGACGGCGATGGGAAGAGGTTCGCGCAGGACTGCGAGAATTGCCACAGGACACCGCCAAACGGAAACACCCGAGGAAGTGGAAAGCCTCGCTAAAGAAACGCAGTGAAAACCGCAAGGAAATGATCAGCAAGGAGAAGCGGCGCATCATCTACGGACTCGAACGCAAGACGAAGCTAAAGGTGGTGGTACTGAATCCATACACCAGAAGCCAGTTGCACCACCGATGCAACGCCCTGAAGCGCGGCTATCTGCTCGACACAGACTGCTCCGAGGGCTGTCCTGGCCGATACGTCATCTACTACGACGACGAGACACAGCGCAGCGCGAAGTTCGAGGCCAACTGCATAAAGGACGGCTTCACCTTCAAGCGCGACGAATAACAACGGGCTGCTATGGTATAGCAGCACACAGAACAAGCAACTATGAGCGAACAACAGAACAAAATACCACTGCCGGGAGCGATGGAACCGCAACCGCAAGTGCCGGACTTCCTACAGGGTGACGACTGGTTTTTCAACAACGTCGAACCCTACCTGCTGGACTTCCGCGAGGCTTACAAGCCGCCACGATATACGCTGTCGTGGAAGGGCATACCGTTTGCACCGCTCGGAGGCATACACAACATCACAGGACAGTCTGGTAACGGCAAGACGATGACGCTGGCACAGTTCATGGCCACCATCCTCTGCGGTGAGTTCGGGCAGTTGCGCTACGAACTGACCGACGTTGAGCATCCGCGAATACTCTATATCGACACGGAGATGGAGAAGGACAACACCATTGCCGTGAAGAACCGAGTGCTGACGATGGCTGGGCGCGACATCAACGGACAGTATGACGACTTCGATATCATCATGCTGCGTGACGTGGAAGAGGTGCAACAGCTCGACCAGAACCGCAAGCCTGTACTCGACAAGCACGGGCGACCCGTATTCGTCAATCCTGCCATTGTCCGATGGCGCATGACGCTGAAGGCTATCTGGCAATACAAGCCGACGGTGGTATTCATCGACGGACTGCTTGACGTGGTGGCCGACTTCAACGACAACATCGAGTGTCAGGAACTCATCTTCAAGTGCATGAAACTGGCATCCCACTACGACATCAGTCTGTGGTGCGTACTGCACCAGAATCCAGGCGGCGAGAAGTTGGTCGGACACCTCGGCTCATTCCTTGAAAGAAAGGTGACTGACGTGATTCAGACCAAGAAGATCAAGGATGACAAGACGGGTGACGTGACGTTTGAGGTGAAGCAGAAGAAAGCACGCTCGCAGGACTTCCCCGACTGGAAGTTCAGAGTGTTACCCATCGAAGCATGGGGACGGCCTGAACAGCTGGAACCGGCGCAACCAACGGAGCGCGTGACAGGCGACCCGATAGAGGTAGTAGAGCGATGGTTCCGTGAAGCGAAAGACCGCGTGGAGTGGCCTGCCAACCGCAAGACCATCAAGGAAATCATCATCCGTGACTACGGCAAGCAGACCAACAAACCCAAGCAGGACATCGACCTTCAGATGCTCATCAACAAGCGTCTGCTGGTTGAGAGCAGCGTGAAACAGAACGGCTACTTCCTGCTGATACCTGCCGACGAAGAATTGCCGTTTGAAGCACCGAGTAACGGTGAAGCACCATATTAACAATTTAAAAACAAAGTAACATGACACAAGAAGAATTTTATTTGAAGGCTATGCTTGCTATGTCGAGCAATCCAAACTACGTGAAAGTGGAGCAATCTGAAGACGATCCAAGTGTAACAACCCACATGCTTCTGACTGAAGAGATTGAGATTGATGCTGAAAGGCTTCTGAAAGAGGCACAGGATTCATGGATAGAGGCATTTGACAAGAGGAGTGACAAGACCACAAACGACATCCTCAGTGGTATTGCTGACGACATTTCAGAACTCAACAAGTTTGGCATTAAGACATACCCTGAAGAGTCTTAAAACGACACCCCAAAAACCATGCCCCAATTCCCTTTTATACCCCTAAAGGGGTATATAAACCGTTCCCCAACCCGACAGGCGGGTATCACGGCCCACGTGCCCCTCTGCCCCGATGGGGAGGGGCAGGGGCACAGGGACGCGCCACCACACCGAACCGCCTCGCGCACGCGCGTTTTATGGTTTTACAGATAATCGTTTTTTGACCATCAGAAAGAAGGTAGTCATTCTTCGACAAGAACATAGTTATTCTTTCCGAAGAAGGTAGTTATTCTTTCTGGACTTCATAGACCAAGTTTAACAGCTATGCCAAAGATACCCGACGACATCATCCGGCGCGTACAGGACGCGGCCAAGATTGAGGACGTGGTGAGCGACTGCGGCGTGACGCTCCGCAAGGCGGGCGTGAACCTCACGGGCCTCTGCCCCTTCCACGACGACCAGCACGACGGCAACTTCATCGTCCGTCCATCGACGGTCAGCGCAAAGAGTGGCGGCAACACCTACCACTGCTTCGTGTGTATGCGGCGAGGCGGGGGCGGCGGTCCTGTTGACTTCCTGATGAAGCACGAGCGGCTGTCGTTCCCCGACGCTATCCGTTGGCTCGGCAAGAAGTATTGCATCGAGGTGGACAACGTGCCCGTGAACTACACGCCACCGCCACCACGACCGGCACCGCCGCCACTGCCACGGCTGACCTTCAGGCGTGAGACCGTAGGCGATTCGATGAAGGGCATCGAGCAGACGCTCTTCGTCAGGTGGCTCCGCTCATTGCCGTGGGACGACGAGCAGCGGGCAAGGCTCTCCGATGTGCTGCGCCTCTATTGTGTGGCCACTTGTCCGCACGGCCCCGAATGGATAGCCTTCTGGCAGATCACCCACGACGGTGTGCCGCTCACGGCCAAGTACATGAAGTATAAGGCCGACGGCCACCGGGTGAAAGACCGCGACGAGCAAGGCCGCAAGGTGTTCGCGTCAGACTGGGAGCACGCATGGAGAGCGAGGCAGAAGCAGTACAACCCCGACAAGTGGGAAGTACACTATGCGCTCTTTGGTGAGCACCTGCTCCGGCGATACCCGCAAGCCGTGGTGAACGTGGTTGAGAGCGAGAAGACCGCTATCATCATGGCCAACTACTACGGCGACTTCGACTCTCAGATATGGCTCGCCTGTGGCGGTTTGCAATGGCTCCAACTCGACAAGTTCCAGCCGCTCATAGACCAAGGGCGCACCATCTGGCTGTGGCCCGACAAGGACGGGCGCAACGACTGGCAGGAGGTGTGCGACAAACTGGGCTACGACCATTGCCGAGTATATACCCACTTCTTCGATACCTGTTGGCGCGAGGAAGACGGCGACAAGGCCGACATTGCCGACATTGCCATCCGTATGATGCGGACAGGTGACAAACCAAGACAAACGGGCGACGGGCAGGGCGCGACCTCTATAGATGCTTCGGCAGGTGGTGAGATAGGCGCGACCCCTGCCCACGAGCCTGTCAGGATAGGCGACATCATCACCGAAGTCTGGAACACCGACGAGCCATTCCTCGACCCGATAGAGTTGCAAGACCCACGGGTGCGGATGTGGCGGGAGATACTGAGACAACGATACAACTTCAAAAAACGCCGAAAGCAAGGTTAAACAAATGAGCGAATACGGATAAGAAGTTGGCCCGAATTGCTACGGCACCCTACCACAGACCACGCTCTTTTACCCTATTTGATATGACAGACAAACAAAAGAGACCTTACACTATCAGTCACCACAGCGGCGGCATTGTGTCGCTCACGGCAGGAGGCATGACTGACATGTTCAAGACCGAAAAGACGCTTAACTCATTTGCCCTCCAACTGGCAGAGGCAGTCAGTAACAGGCGGACAGGAATCTTTCATCTTCAGGACTTGCCCGACGGGCGGCTGGCCATCGTCATGCACAAGACTAACCACTCCATCATTTGCAAAGACTATGAACAGGCGGCTCAGTTCGCCGAGATGTTATATAACGACACTAAATCCAATCAGCAATGAGCACAAAGCAGAAAGATGACAAGCATGTGGTGTACTCGGTGAAAGTCAGCCAGGCTCAGGCCGCTGTGCTCGACAAGATTTGCGAGACCATCGGTGTGAACAGCTATCAGATGTTCCAGATGTTTGCCTACACGATGGCACGGGCAGCAGCACCACAGCACGAACTCGACCCGCGCATCCGCAAGGTGATGACCATGATGGAGACCGATGCCTCGTGGGCCAAGGCGTTCAACCTTGCCAACCCCAACGACCTCGACGTGGCGCAGGTGGTGCTCATCCTTCAGCAAAAGGACAAGCGGGGCTTCGGTGCCGTGATGATAGACAAGCCGTTCATGGGCGAGGCTCGCATGACCGAATGCACCGACGACATACTGGAGCGCGTCTGCGAAGTGACCATGCACGGCATCTACCGCCGGCTGCGACTGATGGGCGGACAACTGGGATGCAATAACCTGAGCGACGTGCTGCTGACCATGATCGACGCGCAAAGCATCATCGAATTGGAGGAGGAGAACCGCATCCAGATGAACGGCGAGGCAGAGTTCTCCGAGAGTGGCCGACGCATCGAGTACGGCAAGCGCACCAAGGCCAAGCACCATCGCACTCCAGATGGCGAGGCCATGCGCCAGCAGCGCATCCAGTTCACGGATGAAGATGCAACCACGACTGACATGCCGGACGAAAGACCCTATGGCGAAAAGGCTGACGAGTACATGAAGAACCTCGAAGAGCAAGCCAAGGCAGATGAAGCCGACGATATGGAGAAGGACATGGGATTCAAACCTTTCGGACAAGAATGGTAGAACTAAAGAGAGACCGCAAGACCCGTCACATGTGGCTGATCACCACGACCGACAGCGAGGGCTTCCATCGCCAGCTGCCAATCAGCCACGACGACATGACCGACCTCATGCGGCAATGGATGGAGGCGACGATATGACACAGAAGAAACTACCGACATCATGGCGATGCCGTAACCCGAAGCAACAGAAGGACAAGGCGGAGATATACAACAGCCGCGAGTGGCGTGAGTTGCGCATCCTGAAGCTGAGAGCCAACCCGCTGTGCGAGGTGTGCGAGCGTGAGGGTATCGTGACCAGTGCCCACGCGGTGCATCACCGCCACCCTATCGAGGAATCGACATCAAAGGCAGAGATGCGCAAGTGGGCATTCATGTGGGACAACCTCGTGAGCGTCTGCGATGCCTGTCACGCGAAGATACACAAGGAAGAGCGGAGCCATAGCAAGGAGGCAGTGAAAGCCAGGGCCGAGCAACGGCACGAGCGATGGAAGGACAACATCATGAGTCGCTTCATGCTGCCAGCGCATAGCGAAAGCGAGTACGTTGACTTCGAGGAAGTGACCGCCGACCATGAGCCGCCGACCCCGACCGACTGAAACCTCGGCGTACCCGTTTAGTTGAAGGGGGAAGCCGATTCCGAAATCCACTTGCCC